GACCTCGCCCGGATGGCGCGCCATCCGAACCGGAGCCTGAAACCACGGAATCCCCGCGTTTCCGTTCCACACCATCCGTCGCTGCCTTGGCGCGCTCAGATGGCCTTTCACCTGCCAGTGATACCCCCGCGTTTGGCGTTTCGCCGTCCCGAAGGTCTGTCACGGTCTGTCCTGTCATGCGCGGCGAGCAAGGTGGCCCGCATCGCGCTTCACGGTTTGTCGTTGGACAAAGATTAGCAAAGCGGCGCGCAGAACGCAAAATTCTTTTTAGGCAGCAATCGGCCCACTTTTGCCGGGCTTGAATATGGCTGATCCGAGCAGCAGCGAAGATCTCCCTGCAGACCTGTGAAAAAACTGCACAGACTGTGTTTGCATCGCCGCCGGTTATTGGTTATAAGCCGCCCGCTGACCCGGCAAATTCCGGCCCGGCCATCGTTGGGGAATAGGTTAACGGTAGACCCACGGACTCTGACTCCGTTAGTCCTGGTTCGAATCCAGGTTCCCCAGCCAAACAATTTCAAACACTTAGCCTCGATACCGACCCAAACCATGTTGCATCATGTTGCAACTGAGTTTCCTTGATTTCCAACGGTTTCTTGTCATGCTCGGCGAATCCACGCGACATGGATGCAACATGGGATGAGATGCGGGACAGCAATGACGACATTGGAAGTGCATCATCTTGTCGATAGCCAGAATCGGTTGAGCGACCCAACACTCGCGCCGGCTAAGAGTTTTGTATGGTCTTCGCCATGCATCCGAATTGGATTTTTCTTTGATTTGGAGGTTTCCAATAAAGAGAAGGTTGAGATCACCTATGACACTGCCTGGGCCTTGTTAGACACGGGAGCAGACGGGATCTACGTTGACCACGCACTCATCCAAAAGTTTAACTGCCCAATCGCTCAGGGCGGAGAGAATATGACCGTAAATGCGCTCGAAACTTCAAGAGCCTATAGAGGCTCATTGTTCGTTATTGAACAAGCGAGGGTGCTGGACATGTGGGTGATGGCTCGTGATTTTCGTCGCGAGAAGCGGCCGTTTGATATCGTTTTAGGGCGTCGATTCCTTCAGTTCTGCGATCTTCGTTGGAACGGTCCCAGTCAAAGTGTGATCCTCACGATCGGTCAAAATGGCGGCGGATATTGACAGGTCGGGGCAAGAACAATTTTCGGCTAGTTCAGCATCAATCTCGGTAGCCAGTTGTGTAAATCGAATGACGCGACCTCGATACATCTCGGGCTTGCTTCTCATCTTTATTTTCCCTTCTAAGCCCTTCTCTCTACTCCGCAGCCTCGCGAAACCCCGTCACATCCTCGCAGATGAACGCGCTGGCGGATTTTTCCTCAGCCGTTTTGCGTGCACGGACGGCACCTGCGCAGGCCGCCGAACAACTCTGGGCCGACGGCCTGGCCGGCCTGAACAGGACTCCGCATTCGATGCAAGGCCGCTCGTTGCGTTCCTTCGCTCGTTCCTGCTGTGACTTCAATTGACAGCGGTGGCCACAGAAGCGGGTGCCGGCCTTCTTCGGCACGAATTGCTCTCCGCATTGCTCGCAAGGGGTCGGAACACGACGCTCGGCCGATTCGGCGCGAAGACGCACTTTCCGATGCGTTCTCTCGCATTCAACACAGCAATATTTGGTGTTTGTGACCCAGCGCGGAATGAATGTTTCTTTGCAGTGCAGACACTTCTTCGCCCCCTTCAGCGAACCGACATAGGCACGGTTACACTCCGTCGAACACGTGACCGTCTTGATTTTGTGAAGGAGCGATGCAGGCTTGAACGTTTTCTGGCACCACTGGCATTCCTGTTCCGGCTGCAACTCCTTCGCGGCAACGTAGTGTGCCATGGACTGCCTGATGTTGGTGATTCTCTGGAACAGCGGAAGATTGTGGTTCCGCGCATGAGCACCGCATTCATTCGAGCAAAATTGCCGGTGCCCTGCCCGATCGTCTTCATCAAGCTTCCCGTGGCACCACTGACAGTACTCCCGCTCGACAGCATATTGCCGCTGTCCTTCAAGCAGGGTTGGCCGCTTCGCCCCCATCAATTTCAGCGCCTCGCCGACCAGGCACTCAGCTTCGAAATCGGCTTCGCTCCAGCCGATTGATTTGCCTTTGTAACCTGCCAGGCAGAGACCGGAACGGATACCGGCGCGGACCTCGCCTTCGTGTTCGAAGGGGGATAGGCGCCAGTCCTTCAAGATCTCCATGACGGCGGAGACCTTGGCCTCTTTAGCCTCGCCCTTGAATACGCGCGGCAGGGTGACCGGTTTCGTCGAGCCATAGCGATAGGTCGCATAGCCGTTGCGTGCCGCCATGCGAGCCCGCTTCACCTCGCTGCTGTTGAGATTCCGCTTCTTGGTCATGATCCGCCCCCGAACGAGTGCCATTTGGGATCGGCCGCCATTGGCCGGTCATAGAAAGTGCCGGCCAGGTCGCCCATTGCGGCGCGACTGATCGCCATCAAGCAGGCGTCCGCACCGTCGATCCGATCACGTGAGCGCCCCTTGTCAAAGACCCGGTTTCCGTTCCGGTTCGGCGGCGTCATCACGATATTTTCGAAGTTCCAGCGAAGTACTGGATTTCCACCGTGCTGCATCCGGCCTTCGAGCAGCACCTCAGTCAGGGTGTCGATCGCGGGAACCAGCATTCGCCAGGACTGATCGAACTTGAAGACGGGCAGCCGGTCGTCGGCGAGCTCGTGCATGATGTCGCGCGCCCGGTTCGCGTCGAAATCCATTTCCTGCACGTTATAGGTTTTCGCCAGGGTGCGCAGATGCTCGGCGACGACTTTGTGATTGATCACCGGGCCCGGCGTCGGAATGATGAACCCGGCCTCAGCCCAGCCGAGATAATCGACCTTGTCCCGTTCGGACTTGGCGAGGATGTTTTCCTCCGGGGTGAAGAACCAGGCCAGCACCACATAGCCGTTACCGTCCCGGAATGCCGCCACGATGGCGCAAAGATCGTGCCTCATCGCCATGTCGACACCTATCCAGCACGGCCGCCCCTCAAGCGTGGCGAGGTCAATGGGCGCTCTGCCCCGGTCGTAAACCTCCATCTCGATAAAGGGCGCGTGGCTGTATTCCTGCCACTGGTTCAAGTTGTACTGCTGGAACTCGCGACGTTGCGCCGGCAGCGCCTCGGCTTCCTTGGCAAGCTGTCTCAGGCCGGCGAGATCGGGAAAGCCCTCAGCGAGGCCCGGGTTGACGAAATGCCAGAGCTTTTCATCTTTCCAGTTCGCCCCGGGCAGCGTTTCGAACAAGACGGGAAGGAAGCCCTCGTCTTCAATATCCCCGGCGTCGACCTTCCTGGCATAGTCGAGCATCTGGGCAGCGAGGTTTTCCGAACCGGACCCGGCTTGCGTGATGACGATCAGCAGCGAGCCCGGCACCTTGACCAGGCCCGTCCGGAGCGCAGCCCAGAGATCGCGCTTCGGCCAGGCAATCAGTTCATCGGCAATGACGAAATTCGGAGTCTTGCCCAGCTGGCCACCGCCATCTGAGGAAATGGCGCGGAAGGTGGAGCGTGATCTCGGGTGCGTGAGATGGAAGATCGACGACAGCGGCTTGGCATGCGGCTTGAGCCATGGCGTTTCCTCGACAATGCCCGCGGCCTCGTCATAGGCAATCGTTGCCTGATCCTCGCTGGATGCTGCAGCGAGCGCCTGGCCGCCGTGGATCCGGGCATTTCCGAACGTGTGATTGAGCGCCATCGCTGCCGCGATCGTCGTCTTGCGGGCACCACGCGGCAACAGAATGAAAGCCGTCTTCACCTTCCGGTTCCCGTGTTTGTCGCACGGTCCATAGATGCGCCGGATTATGCGCTCCCAGAAGAACGGAAGCTGGAAAGCCTTATCGGGAAGCGGCGATTTCGGATGCCTGAGCGCCTGTATGAACTCGACCGTGCGTTGGCCGTGTCCGGCGTCGTCAGGGATCGTCGAGCCGTCATAGATCCAGCCAGGGCGGCGCGCCTTCATCGGCTTTCCCTCCTGTTTGGAATCCCTTGCGATTGCGGGCGGCCGGCGTCAGGCCAAGCTCGGATTCGTACCGCAAGCACAGGCTGAGATATTTTGTCAGCGTGACATGGGCGGGATGCTGCTTGATCGCCCCTGTCTTTTCGTTGAGCAGGAACGGCTCGGCTTTGTCGGCGTCCGGCCGGAGCTTGATCACCATGGCGCGGCACGTCGCGTACATCTCGACCGTGGGCAGATCGGATTTCACCAGTGCAGAACGGTCGATCAACTCGCTGCAGGTGCGTGCCCACTCCTCGCGCGCCGCGGCATTGAGCCCGGCCGGCGGCGCGGGAACCTTCGACAGTCCGCCCTCGATCGCGCGAAGCTGGGGCCTTACTCCTCGCATCAGGCGCCACCGGGATTCATCGCTTCGGCCTTGATCTCGAGTCCCAGGCGGTTGCCGATCTCCTTCAGGCCGGTGACGTCATAGGTGACGCCCAGGCACCGGACGCGGTCCACCGCGGTCAGGTCGGACGTGAACCGGATCGTGAAGGTCACCACCCGCTCGGCATACCCCTGATTGGCGGCGAATTGCTCATCAGCCGAATCGTATTTCATGCCGGCCCAGATCGTGCGGAGATCGTTCCAGATGTACTGATCGCCATATTCCTCGTCTGGCACGACAGTGCGCCGCACGATGGTCAGGCGCCGGTTGAGCGTGGCGGGATCGATAGTCATGGCGCACGCCTCCAATGGATCCGGACATCGATGATTGAGCGCTGCACCTCCGCCTTGTCGTCATGGTCGGACGTGGTGAGCACCTTCTCGACAAGCTGGACCGTGGCGCCGGAGACGATTCCGGAATATCCATGCAGAGCCTTGTCGATTGCGATGCCGAGTTGATCGGCTTCCTTGGCCGTCCTGGCGCGTGCCCAGATCCGGACCCGGTCATGCAGTAGACCGTCAGCGCCCTCGTGCGACAGGCCCTCCCCGCCCCCCACGGACATCAGGACAACGTTGGGCAGTGCATCGCCCTGAGTGGCGACGTTGAGGTGAACCCCGCCTGTCCGCTTGGCTGTGACGCCAGCAGCGGCGAGAAGGATGGTCCGGACAATCGGCAGGGCTTCCATCACGCACCGCCTTTCTTCGCCAGGCGCGCGGCCTGCTTCTCGACGGCCGGTCCCATCTTCTGGCCGAACCGCTTGATCGCTTCGTTCCCGTGCGCCTCATAGGCCGGCGTCAGGAACGGCTGTGCGGTCGTGCCAGGGTGTTGCGTCCCGGCGAACCGGCCCGCGTTGACGTGCGGCTCTGTGCCGAACTCGAGCAAGTGCAAGAGCCGGTAATCGGGGTTCTTCGGATCGCCGCCGACCAGGTGAGACGGTTGCGTCTTCGGGGCCTTGCGGTCCTTTTTCAGGGTCAAGGCTTTTTTCACGCTGGCGTGTTCCGTGTTCGCCTTGGCACCCTTCAGGATCGGCTGCAGGGCGAAGCGGGACGCCTCGTCAACCGGGCGGCCATAGAGCTTCGACATCTGCCGGAAGGCCGATGAAACTCGCTTCGCGCCAAAGACTCCCGCACGCTTTGCCATCACGCCCACTGCCTCCGGAAGTTCATGCAGGCATGCCGGGCGCTAGACGCAAGTTCCATGACGCTCGTGGTGGCCACGTTGCCGCCGAACCGGAACCAGTCCGCAACGGTCTGCATGACGGCCATGCGAAGCTGAGGCGGGATGTCCGCGACGGCCGCGCCGTAACCGGCATCGAATGTCACGGTGATTGAGCCCGGATAATCGCGGGCCTTCGGGAACTCCACACCATGCACCGGGAACAGCGCTGGCGTTTCGAGCCGGTTGATCAGGCTGTAGGAGCTTGGCGCAAGCGTCTGGGTCGCTCCGTCAAGGTCGATATAGGTGACGCTCGCAACCGAAATGACGGGCGATGCCGGGATGATCAGCGCCGTTCCGAACGCATCCGTGGTCAGTTCCATGGTGCGGGTGAACAAGAACCGGCCCGACGCGCTCTCGATTCGACCGATTGACGCCTCAAGGTATGCCTCGACCAGGTCACCATAGGCCGTCTCTTCGTCGCCGGTTTCGACCTTCACGTGATCGAGCACCAGGCCCAGAAAGACAGGGTCGATCACTGGCGCAACGGTTGTTTCGATCATGGCAGCACCTCGTTTTTTGTCGCCGAATTAAAATAAACCGCGGAGAAAGGAGCCCCATCCGGTCCTGTCTTGCCGCCCGAAAGTTCCGGACCACCCCCCCGTCGCTCACGATCGGCTTCGATGGCATTGCAGCGGACGCAACCGGGCTTCCAGTTGGCGCGCACCATCTTGAGGTCGGGGCGCTGGCGAATGCTGATCTTGTGCATCACTACCGTTGCCGGGGCTCCGCATGCACAGCGCTCGTTTCCAGGCTCCTTGAGGAACGCGGCCGCTGCCTTCTGCCATGCCGTGTCATAGCCACGCTTGCGGGCGCTGGGGCGCTCCTTGTCTGCCTCAGCCCTACGGGCCTTCTGACAGGCGCATTGCTGGTCAGCAGCAACACGGAAGCCGCACGGGCATATGCGAGGGATACCGGCCATCTCAGCGCCTCACGGAATAAGAGGCCGCACCCGATGATGAGTCAGGTGCGGCCATGGGCAGCGCAACAGGCCGCACGCTGCCCGATGACCGGTTGCCTTCGAACAAGCCGGCCATATTCTTCATCACCAGAGCCCCACCACGGCGAACATATCCACCGCCCAAAGGCCGCCAGCGTCGGTGCCGCTGCCGCTCACTGCCGCCAGCTTCTTCACCCGTAGCGGGTATAAGCCCTGCTTGAGTTCGAGGGTGATCTCCTCGTTCCGGTCCAACATCACAACCGTGATCGCAACGCTGGGCGCATTGACGTTGATCGCCGCCGTGGGTTCGAACTCATCGGGTCCGGGCACAAGCCCGGCTGCATCCGTGTAAGGAGCAGCCAGGCCGGCGGTAACGCTGGCGTAACGGTCGACCATCACGCCACCGGTGCGTCGTGCGGATGGCCCTTGACGATCACTGCACCGGCAGCAATCGAGGTGCCGCCGTTCTTCGTGATCACCGTTTTCAGGTATCGCTTTGTGCCGATGTAACCGACCTTCACCACGCTGTCGGCTTCCAGACTGGCCGGGAAAGTGCCGACAAGGTGAGCCGCCGCAACGTCGGTGTAGGTGCCGCCGCTGGTGTCGCATTCGGTCAGCTTGGCCGTGAAATCACCAGCCGACACGATGGCGCCGGTGTTGATCACGATGGCAGCACTCTCGAACCCCAGGAGGTCGATTGCGGCGCTGGTGTCGGTGGCGGACAGAACGGCAGGCGCAACCACCTGCACTGCTCCGATGTTGTTTGCGAGATCGCGCATGGTCAGTTCTCCTTAAACGGCCATCTTGAGCTTGCGGAACCGGGCAGCCTGCAGCACGCGGCCACCGACACGGCGGGTTGCGTGGATGCGGGTCAGGCCCTTGGTTGCGAGCAGATACGGGTTGACGAGGATCGACATCGAAAGCCGATCGACGATGCGATAGGCGGAGAAGTCGCCGAACAGGATCGGGAACGTGCCCGATGCGATGTCAGGCATATCGACGGCTTCGATCACCGGACGGCCAAGGATGGTTTCCGGCTGCCCTGCCTGGAAGCTTGGCTGCCAGAGGTAATTCCCGTTGCCGTCCTTCAGCTTGCGCACGGTGGCAAGCGTGGTGCCGTTCATCATCCATGAGCCGGCATTCCGGTACATGGCCGGCTGCGCGTACATGAGCGTGATCAGCGGATCAGCGGCAAGCACGGTGGCATGGCCGTTGACGGTGTTTGCGATGTCCGCATTGGTCATCAGGCCTTCCGGCTGTTTGACGCCGTCGCCATTGACGAACGCGGTCGATTCCTTCTTTCCGAAGTCCTCGGCAAGCGCCAGGCGCACTTCCTGCTCCGCTGTGCCGCCACTGTCCGACAGGAGCTCGTTCGAGATGTCGACGAACGTCATCAGCTTGCGGGCAGGAACTTCAACCTGTCCGAAGGTCACGGTCGATTCTTCGCTGTCCTCGCCTTCACCTTCCCACTGGGCATTCGTGCCGGCGGTGCGCTTCGGATACTTGACCGAAGGGCTTGCGATGTTGCGCACCGATGCGACCGACCGCACCGGCGAATACTCGACCAGGTCACGGATGAACTCGGTCGACATTTCCGCCGGGGCCAGATAGCCGCCCTGTTCGTCATTCGAGACGGTGAGCGCCTTCAGTTCGGCTTCCGGGGCATTGTCGCCGCGGCGAAGATAAGCGCCGAACGCCTTCTTCTCGGCCTTGGCCTCTTCGGTCGCGTCGTCACCATTGCCGCCGCCAGCCGGGCGATTGGCCTTGGTCTCGACCGCCTTCAGCCGCTCTTCGAGCTTGGTCAGGTCAGGCGCGGCGGCCTTTTCTTCGACCTTTTTCAGCCGTTCGTCGACACTCTTCGTGAGGTCGTCCAGCGCCTTGGTGACGACGTTGACCGGATCTTCCTCATCGCCCTTTCGGTCGATAGCCACGCTTCCGCGCAGCGCCTCTTTGGTGAGATGTTTCATCTCATGTCCTTTCGATATGCGCGGTTGCGCGGTTGATGGCAGCGGCGATGTTGAGCGCCAGGACTGCCGATTTGGCGGAAGTGACCTTCGCGCCGGCATGCATGGGGATCGTCACGAGGGACGCCTCAAGCAATTCGAGTGATTTGATGGTGCGGCCGCCGCCGGTTCTGGCGCTGGCCTTTTTGGTGATGAAGCCGATCGACAGGCCGCGCACGGCACCGGACTTGACCAGCGCATTGACTTCACGGGCGCGGGCAACGTCATCGACCAACAGCTTCCCGGTGATGTGGAAACCATCGGCCTTCTCTTCGGCAGTGTCCCAGGTTCCGACCGGGTCGTTCATGTCATGGCCGAACAGCATCGGGATCGGCAGCTTGGCGCCCTTGAAAGCACCGGGCTCGATCCAATCGCCAATGCGATCCGGCTCGCCGAATTTCCACGCGATACCGGCGACGGAACCGGCGTCACCCGCGATGATCTTCGTTTCGATGAAGAGACGTTCCATCAAGCGGCCTCCGCTGGCGCTGGTGCGCGGTCAGGGTTGATGTTCGGGTTTTTGTAATCGTCGAGGCGATCAGCCGGCCGCGGCGCCATGCCCAGCCAATCGCGGGCTTCATCTGCCGAAAGAACCTCGGAAGCGCGAAGGCTGTTGATCGCGGTGGCGCGGGCAACCAGATCGGCCCTGGTCAGGTCGTCGCGGTCGATGACCACGCGGTAGGTGCTCCGCTCATCAGCCGGGATCAGGGCGCGGGTAAGTGCTGATTCCGTGACGCGGATCCAGGCTTCAAGGGTCTCGACCATGTAGGACCGGGCGGCGGTCTCATAGTTCGACCAGGTTGCGCGGTCGTGATTGAACAGCATCGAGGGCGGAACACCGAAGGCCCGGCCGATCTCGACCACCTGTTCCTTTTTCAGCTCGAGGAACTGCGCATCGGTCGACTTGAACTCGGCCGGATGGAACTTCGCGCCGCCGAACAGGATTGCGGTCTTGCCGCTGTTCTCTGGCGAGCCGTGAGCCTCTTCCCAGCTCTTCTTCATCCGGTTGAACGGCGCTTCATCCAACCATTCCGAAAACTCAATCCAGCCACCGGGCCGCGCCGCGTTCTTGAACAGCTTGCCGGCACGATCCGCCATGAGATGGGCAACGCCGATGCTTTCTCGGGCGAGGCTCAGCGGGCTTCGTGAAAACGGGCCGCGGATATGAACGACCTCGTCAGCCGGCACCGGGCGGGTGCCGAGTTGATAGCGGGGTTCGCCCGTGTCGGTGTCGAATTGAACGGTGAGACTTCGATAGGCGATAATCTCGCGAAGCTCGCCACCGGGCTTGTTGAGCCATTGAGCGCCGCCGAAATCATTGGTGAGCGCGGCTGACACAAGATCGCGGACGCCTTCAAACGGGCTGCTCCAGTCGTTCCAATGGCTGGTCAGAAAGCGGCTTGCCGGATGGTCGGGCGCGTCAATCTGTCGGGCGCCTTCCACCCGCACCACGCGGCGATCAAGCGCGGCGACACCTTCCGAGATCAGACGGATTGCAAGCTGCACGGATGGCACCTGAAGGGCCTCGGTTGCCGAGATCGCGAACGATCCGCCAAGCGTCCCGCCCGTGAACAGCCGCAACTCTTCCTCAGTCGGGCTGGCCAGGCTCTTGCGATCCTGCACGCTGAAAATCTTCCGCAATCTGGCGAACACCGACATCTCTCCAAGGGGAGGATTAATATCCCATCGACGTCACACTATAGGAATTTCATCCTGATATCAACAATAGTGAACGATTGTGCTATTATCGTTCACTATTATCGAACGAAAGGGTTTCGGATGGTTGCGACGGTGGGTTCAATCAGGGTCGCGTTTGACGCTGACCTTCGGCAATACGAGGCCAGCCTGAAGCGCGGTGAGCGCGTGACGGACAAGGCCACCGGGAACATGGGGCGCGGCGTCCTGGCGCTGCAGCGACGGTTCTCTGGCCTTGGCAGCGGTATCGGTGCGGCTGCCTTCAGCGGCCTTGCAGCGGGCGCTGTGGCATCGCTGGCGCCAATCCTCAGCATGACCGCGGCGCTGGGCAAAGCCAGAAGCGCGGTCAGCGATTTCGACAAGATCGCCAAATCGGCAAAGGCAACCGGACTCGACAGCGACTTTTATCAGAAACTCGCCTATGGCGCCGATCTGGCCGGCGTGAGCACTGAAGAACTCAATGCCAGCATGATCGCGTTCATCCGCAACAGCGGCCTTGCGGCGGTCGGCCAGGGCGAACTTGCGGGCAAGCTGAAAGAACTCAATCCCGAACTTCTCAAGCAACTGCAGACCGCGAAAACGCAGGAAGAGCGCTTCCGCCTGGTCGCGGACGCGGTCAAGGCAGCAACCTCCGAAACCGAGAAGGCCGCGATTGCCTCGGCTGCCTTCGGTCGCAACGGCGCGAAGATGGTTGAATTGTTGAAAGGCGGCGCGGACGGGTTCGACCGAATGGCAGCGGAAGCCCGGCGACTCGGCATCGTCATCGATCGGGATCTTCTGGCCCGTGCCGAAGAGATGAACGATCAGTTGAGCACGGCAAGTCGGATCATGGATCTGGAATTTTCGAAGGCGATGATCGATCTCGCGCCGATCCTGATTTCAACCGCTCGGCTTGCCGGCGACGTGGCCGGCGCCATCCGCTCGATTGTCGACAGCATGAAAGCCCTGCAGGACAAATCCAAGCAGGGCCTTCTGGAAACGCTCGCTGAGAAACAGGCCAGCCTCAAAAAGGCCCAGTCCTCCAGCGTTGCGGGTTTTATCTTGCGGGGCGCGGATGGTGATGGCCTCAATCGCCTCAAAGGCGAAATCGCCACGATCGAGGCAGAACTGAAGAACCGGGCAATCGAAGAGCTCCGGACCGGCCTCACCCGGCAGGCCGCCGAACTGCAGCGGCCGACGGCCACAGATCCGGACACGGGCGGCGGAAGCAGCAAGAGCCGGGACAAGGCCGCCGAATCTGCCTTGCGCGAAGCCCAGGCGGTTCGGGATCTGATCAGCGAGCTCGAGTTCGAACGCGACGTGATGTCCATGTCAGAAACCGACCGCCGAGCCGCCGAAGCGCTGAGGCAGGCCGGGGCAGCTGCCACCGATGAACAGCGACAAATGATTGTGGGTCTGGTCGGTGCGATTGATCAACAGCGGAAGGCTCAGGACCAGTTGAACGAGACAACCGAATTTTTCGGCGATCTGGCCCATGATGCATTCACGGACATGATTCCGGCCATCGAAACGGGAAACAAAGCGCTTGATCGCCTGGTTAACTCGCTGATCGAAGCCGTTGCGCAAGCCGCCTTCCTGGGCAAGGGGCCGCTTGCTGGCCTGTTTGGCGGCGGCAGTGGCGGCGGCATGTTCGGCTTCCTGGGCGGCATGATCGGGGAAGGACAGACCTTCCCCGGCCAATCAGGCGGCAGTGCGGAACGGATCGATCATCTCTCCGACGACGTCAGGCCAGACATGCAGGATCTCGGACCGAGCATCGTCACGGGTGACGGTGACAAACTGCAGGTGCCCGCCAACGCCGTACCGCGGCGTGTCGCCCTCGACCAGCGGGTTCACGTCCTTCCGCCGGCGCATCGCATCCATGAAGCTGAGCGCGCGCGGCCGGAGTCCGTCGCGGCATAGATCCTCCCAGGTCACGTTCATGGCCTCGATGTCAACGGTGATGTCGGGGCCAGCAGCCCAAAAGGCGGGCAGCCGGTACAGCTTCCACGGTGCCATCTCTTCAAGCCCATCTTCACCATGATCGAGCGTCAATTCGAATGTTCTCATGACGCCAACAAGTGGCCCGGCCTTCTCTGAAAACCCGGCCACGGCTATCTCCGACTGAGCTTCACCCGGGATACCGCCCACGGATTCGACCGCTTCGCGAACCCTTGGCGCATAGTCTTGCTCGAGTCGCTTGACCAGATCATGAAAGGTGTTGGAGCCGCTGGTGATCTCAATCATGGGCGAGGTAATCGCGACGAGGTGCGCCAACGCGCCGACAACATTGTCAGCGCCGCGGCCGAAGATGGCGGCCGGGATCTCGGGCAACGCGATTGCTTTGTTCTTCACGCCCATGAGCCGCCCATCGGCGGTATAGAGCGCGCCGTCGATGGCGATTTCAATGCTATGTTCACGGACCAGGGTGATGAACGCGCTCATGCAGCACCGCCTTCCGCTGCCTCAGCCGCGGCCATCGCCTTCGCCAGTACTTCGCTGTAAGTCTCGCCGTGGTAGGCATGGCAAATCACCTCGAGCGCGGGCCGGGCAACTTCGCTCATTGGCCAGTCGATTTCATCGAGATCGACTTCGGCCATCAACGTCATTTTGCCATCCTCGCCAAGCCGCTTCAGCCCGCTATCGAGAATAGCCCTGATCATGGCTGCATTGCCGTCCAGGGTCAGGCGTTCGATCAGGCCGAAGGAATTGAAGCCCCGGTCCATCCAATCCGGAACGATCAGGCCGGCGGCTGTTTCGAGCGCCGCGATGCTCTTCAAATTGAAATGCAGATAGGCATCGTCGCCGGCGAGCGGGAACGCCACTCGGCTTTTGCTTTGCCGGTCTTTGGCGGCCTGGGCTTCGGAAATGGTGGCGTGTTCAGTGGTCATCATCGATCCTTTCTTGTGGGGAAACTGAATACTTTCGCATTGGGCCTACACGGCGGAACGCCCTCAACGTCTTGGCGGGAGATTTCAGCTCCAATAGCCTCTCGGAAAATCTCCATTTTCTCAGCCGTCGCGTAAAAGCCGGCCTCGTCGTCACCGTTGATGCTCTCAAGCGAACGCATATTGCTGCGCTCGAACCGGTGGTGGACTCTCTGAAATTCGTGAGCGTCCCGGACGCCGCGAAGGATCCGGGCAATGCGCTCGATTTGTCGGGGATTGAACAGCGTCATGCCGCACCTTTGGGATTGTCGCTGTTTGGCCAGATCGTCGGATGTTGACGCCGGACTTCGGCATAGACCGCCTCAGCAAAAGCGTTCACCTCATCGCGAATACTGTCGTGTGCCATGCCCTGCACCTGCAGGCGCGCATAGAGCCGTCGGCAGGTCACTTGCCAGAAGCGATCAGCCGCGGCGCCGTGCTTGATCGTCAGAACCCGTGCGGTCTCGCGAACAAACGCAATCTCGCGATCCACCGGGAATGCAATGATCTCTGCCATCGTCTTCACCTCCGGTTGGTTGAATAGATCGAGCTGTTTCATGCCGCTCGCTCCTTCAGTCTGTCGCCATTCCCATGAGGCGCTGCCTCTTGGAGCTCCGCTGGGGGATGATCCCCCAGACCCGCAATCAACCCCGCTGCGCGGGCTTGCTCTGATTGGAGACGATGAAGGGATGGTAGCTTTTCGAGCTTTGACGCAAGTGTGTCGCCATTCCCTGTTATATCTATTCGCGACACACTTGCGTCACGCCGTCTTTCCCACGTGCGCCGGGAAATTCCTTCGACCTCCCAAGGCTTCAGCCGAGACAGCGAGGCGGCCTCATAGGAAGCGCGATCTTTCCGACCAACAGCCCGGCGTTTCTGTTCCTGCCTGATCCGGTCGCGTTCACGCTTGGCAGCCTTCGCCTGCTTTTTCCGGTCCGCTGTCGACATGTCACAAGCACCGATCGTGCGCAGGCCCAGCCGTGTTCGCTCTGCCATCGTGACCGAGAGGAGCTTCGCCACTGCATCAGCCTTGATCATCAGCCGGCGCTTCATTCCGAGCGCTTCAATCATCTCGAGCGAAACCGCGTCAATCCAGGGCGCCCACTTCGCGCACCACGGTTTCACGTCTTGTGTGCGCGGAGTCAGCGCAACGGCACGGACGTAGGCCAAACAGGTATCGACATCATCGGTCCCGGCCGGGTTCGGAATCATCGCGCCATGCCGGGCACGGATCAGCTTTTCGATCTCGCGGACCCGCTGCAGTTCTCGCGAATATGACCAATCCTGCCGGGGCGCGCGTTTCCGCCCCGGCTTCTCTTTCCAAATCACCCGGCCGAGCATGACTTGCTCGGATCCATCGCGTTTTTTCGTGGTGGTGGCCTTCATCGCCGCGCCTCCGCGATCGCTTGGCAGGCCTCGACAGGTGAGAGGCCGAACCGGTCCCTCAATGCCGGAACAATCGGCTGAGGCTTCTCGTAGTCGCGGAGAGAGCGAAGCCATGCCGCGGCCTGATCGACCGCAGCTGAGTGCTCATGCTCGGCGGGTGTGGGGTCCAGCGCGCTCATTCGCGCCACCCCTTGGATATGCGACCACCTTTTTCGATGATGGTGAAATCTGGTTCCCGCCCGGTGGCGGGTCCGAACTCAGATTCGAGTATGTCGTCAATCAGCTCGCGGGCTTGTTGCAGACTGTCCATCGCGGTCGAAGCGACCACCTGCAACGCGATTCCGTCCTGTTGGTCGATGGTGTTCCCGGCGGCCAGATACAGCGCTTGGAGTAGGCTCTGTGCTTTGCCAAGGGCGTCGTCGAGTTGAACTTGCTTGCTCATTTGCGAACCTCCCGCTGAAACGCATGACTGAGGTTTTGCGCCCGCTGCTGCAAGACCACCTGCAGACACAAAATCTGCTCAGAGGCCCCGCTGCGAACCATGCCGTCGAACACCTCTTCTCCTAGTTCGCTGAACATCAGATCCGCGATTAAATCGGTCAGGATTCTCACCTCGTAGATAAGGGTTTCGACCGTTCGGGGAAGCTTGCCTTGCGGCTCCATGTCCGCTCGGGTATTGTCGTGGTTGTTCATTTCAATTCCCTCCAGGGGTTTGGTTGAACCATGGTCCGGCAGCGCTCGAACGCTGGCCGGGCCGTTTGCGTTTTGATGGACGCCCGCTCTCATGCTGCGTCTTCCATGAAGAAAGCGATCAGCTTTGCCCGGCTGGCGACGTATCGCTCGCCGACCTGCTTAACCATCGGCAGCTTTCCCGTGGTGATCATGTGATAGGTCTGCTGATACGATCGGCCGATCAGCTTGCCGATTTCCCCGACACCCCAAATGAGGTCCAGTGGGTCTGTATTCTGTTTCATTGCTGCCATCCTTTGTGAGCCAAGCTGAACGTTATCGACTGAGTGCGCGTCATTCCCTTTCCCTTTCGCTTGTTTACGATGTATCCAATGGGTATGTATATATCCACTGGATATGATTGACGTCAAGTGAAAACTATCCAATGGATATATCGATAGGCAAATGGGGAAAAAATGGCGGAGAATCGAACGAACGTAGATCAGTTCCAGTTGAGGTTCCCTCCTGGGCTCAGAGAGCAGATAAAGGAAGCCGCCCAAAAGAACGCGCGCTCTATGAACGCAGAGATCATTTCGCGTTTGGAGCACTCGTTTGGCGGGGAGCGGAATCTCGTTGATCGCGTTGATCTGCTTGAGCGCCACGTGAGGGAACTGCAGGGCCGGCCCAATGAAGCGCCTGTAGAGCGCTACAATCCTTTCACCGGGGAAAGGAAGAGCTGAACCATGTCCGTCCGCAAACGCACATGGACCACTGAAAAGGGTGTGGAGAAGTCCGTCTGGGTGGCCGACTACACGGACGCCACTGGCAAGCGCCGGCTGAAGTCTTTCAAATTGAAAAAAGATGCTGACCAGTTCGCCGCCACGGCCACGGTCGAAGTCAGGGAAGGCGTTCACGTTGCGGACAGCGCCACGGTAACGGTTGCGGAAGCTGGGGAGTTTTGGCTCAAGAGTTGCGCAAGCGCCGGGCTCGAGCGATCGACGCTGAACCAGTACGAACAGCACCTTCGCCTGCACATCGCCCCCATGATCGGGACCACGAAGCTGTCAAAGCTCAACGTGCCTGCCATCAGGGCTTTTCAAGAGGACTTGCGAGCCGGCGGCCGGTCGGCGGCCATCGTTAAACGGGCAACCGTCAGCCTGGGCAGCATCCTATCCGACTCGCAAGAGCGCGGGCTTGTGGTGCGCAACGCCGTGCATGAGATGTCCAAGCACCGCGGCAAGATCGCAGGCAAGGCAGAGAAGCGCCAGAAGGCGCGGCTGCGATACGGCATAGACATTCCCACCATGCAAGAGGTCCGCGCCATTCTGGGCGCCGCTGAGGGCAGATACCGTCCATTGCTGATCACGGCCATATTCACCGGGCTCCGGGCCTCGGAACTTCGCGGCCTGTCATGGTCCGATGTCGATCTGGAAAAGGGCGTTCTTCACGTTCGACAAAGAGCCGATGCCTATCACGCGATCGGGATGCCGAAATCAGATGCCGGGCAACGGACAATCCCCCTCACCCCGATGGTGATCAATGCGCTCAAGGAATGGAAGCTGGCCTGTCCGAAAGGCGAACTTGATCTGGTCTTCCCGAATGGTGAAGGCAATATCGAATGGCACCAGAACATCATCAAGCGCGGGCTGCATCCAACGCTTATCAGGGCTGGAGTGACGGTCGAAGATCAAAGGACCGGAGGCGATACTTTGATCAAACCGAAATACACCGGCCTGCATTCCCTTCGTCACTGGTTCGCGTCATGGTGCATCAACAGCAAGGCCGATGGCGGCCTGGAGTTGTCGCCAAAAGCGGTCCAGACCCGCATGGGGCATAGTTCAATTCAGGTGACGTTTGACACCTACGGCCACTTGTTCCCGGCCACCGATGAAGCCCAGGTTTTGGCCGATGCAGAGAGCCGCCTTTTGTCGGTCAATGCGACATAG